AAAAAAAGCTCCGTGGTTGTTGATGTTCTTGGCAACGAAAGCCGCTACAGCATTTGTTGTGGTAGCGAGGTTGATGATTACCGGGTTGCTGCCAGTAAAAACAGCGACAGCCTCATCAGCTGCCGCAGATAAAATCCCCTGTAAATTAGCAGTGCCGTTGAAGTTAAAGAGCGTAGACGGCGTGTAGCCGCCTACAAGAATGAAGTTTGGCTTAAATTCGTTGCTGCCAGCAAACGCGGCAACCGCATCATCAATTTGTGCAGACAGAACGCCTTGAGGCGCATTGGTCGCGACAAAATAACCGATAGCCGCATCGGTTGTGGCTAATAAATCGGAATGGACACCAGGAATTACACCAATAAACTCTGCAATAGCTGCGTCGGTTGTAGCAGTCAGATTACCAGCCAGATTAATACTGAAATCAAAGACCGTAGACGGCGTGTAATCGCCGCCTGACAGCTCGAAATCAGAAGTGGGCGTATAAGTCATTTATGATGGGATTAAAGGGCCGTGCGTTACCGGTTGCACCAACCTTTCCACCAGCTCCCAAGCATTGGATACAGCCCCATCATTGCAAAAACCACCGGGCGTTGTCGGCCATACGGGTTCTGTTGCACCCGATGTACCGGAGGCAATGCGCTTGTAGTAGTAGGGCTTGGCAACCGGATTGGTAGGAAATACTAAGTCATCCAGGCCGTAGACGGTCTCAGGTTCCCAAATGTTGTAATTAACGCCTACTGTGACGTTACAGGCTTTGGCATCTATTGTTATATCGATAGTAAAATCATTGGTATCAGTAAACGCTTTGCTGCCGGCCAATACCCCTGTCTCCACATCGTAAGCACGGGCTATGAAGATATTGGCGGCTAGAGACTCAGAGATCAAACCAGAGATAGAGAGTAATGCCTGTCCTGGAAACGCGGCGGCAGGGAGGGTAAAGTCGGTGATGTATCGTGCGATGCCTTTGGTTATACGCAGGTCATCGACGTAACCTCTAAACGATGTTCCCGATGACTGCCCCTGATAACTAGCAATCATCAACGGCTTACTACCGTTGTACATTGTTGCCGCCGTACTCGACCATTGTTGAACGCCGTCTAAATACCCCTTGCAGGTTGAGCCCGTTTTTACAAGTGCTACGTGGTGCCAAACATTCAATGTTACGGTGGATGAGCCGGTATACGCTGTGCCAGCAGGCGATACTCCGCCGCCGTTACCCAGAAACGCCCACAGATAACCACCTGAGGTTATACCAAGAGCGTATGAGGGATAGCTAGACCCTGAAACGCCGTCTTTATCGATAATCTCCTGAGTGAACGCTATTAATGCGGTACAGTAAACCCACGCGTCTATGGTGAAATCACCTGTCGTTAGGTCCAACCCTGTCGAGTGAGGGACGGTGAGGTAATCACCAGTCCCGTCGAAATATGCCGATGCCCCTCCCCATTTGCTCTGCGCCGTGCTTATCTTAGCATCGCCATGACTGGTCACTGTTTTTAATGCAGATGAACTATCAATAAATGCCGTTGAGTTATTGTCGCCATCCATGTGTAGCAACAGCGACACATTACTGAAATGCGGATCACCTACCATTACACATTACCCTCGGTAATAGACCCCGATAGAATCTGAATAGCCCCACCCATCTGCGCGGACAACGTGTTAAATATTAACGCCGCGCCGCTGCCCTCGATGCCGCAGGACATATCCAACACAAATGCGTCATCGCCATCCACGCCTCGCGCCCAGGCAATCACACCGGTCGCGTCGGCCAAGTCGTCATCGTTAATGTCATCGAATACCAGCACACCATTTGACACTGTACCGCACGGGTCCGACAGCATACAGGTGCCGATCAGCGTTTGCGTAGTGATAGCGGCGCCGGTGGCTGGCCGAGGTGCGGTGTATAGCAGGATTTTTCCGGGGGTTGCGCCGGCATCGAGCGCAGCGGCAATGCATTGCGCCCGACTGTTTCTCAATGCTGTTGAAAAAGCTAATGCGCTCATAAAGGTCTCCTCTTGTTAAGCATTGATGTCGCCCCTGAACTCCAGGGCGAAGGTATAATCATCGTCCGTAGCCTCGCCTTGAGCGATAGCCTGGATCACCCAGGTCGGCACATTGGATGAATAGGTGTTAAAGCGCATCACGTTGCCGGATGCCCAGCCTGTGCCCCAGCCCGCCGCAGGAATACTGAAGTAAGGCTGCCCGGTATTGGGATTAATCGGCGCTGTGAGAGTTGCAATCGAGCCGGCGGAAATAATCTGCCCGATATGCTCGCCGGTTAGCGTAAACGCCGAGGCCGACGTAAATACCACCACCCAGCGCTCCTGGATGGCCGAGGCGTTATCGACCAGAATGGGGTACTGCGTATTGTTGTACTGAGCCGCTATGCTGTTGCCGACCCGCGCATCGGACCACACCCCGGTCCAGGTTTGCTGGGTAAACGGCACCGAGGTCCGTGCATAGAGAGTGCCGTACACAATAGCGTTTGATACCAAAGTTCCCGACAACGGAAAGTTATGAGTGATCGGCTTGGATAGCGATAGAGTGCCGGTAATCTGTACATCGCTTAATACGGCCATGTCTTCAATGCGGTCGACAATAGTCAACGGTTGCGAGACGCCATTCAAATCGCCGAATGTGATAGCACCTGTATCCAGATCAGCGAGATATTTAGCGGCCGCAAGAGGGTTGCCCGCCGCATCTTTAACAGTGAGCTTAGCGAGTCTTACCCGATCGGCACCCAGATTGATGGCTTGTCCGCTGGTAAACGTGCCGACGGTAGTTTGATCGTTAAGAATGACCACAACGTCACCGGGAGCGTAAACCGGAACCCGTCCGTCTGAAGGCAAACGCACCGGGTCCAGGCCGAGAATCGCCGAAGAAAGCGGCAAATAGGTGTAAGCCACAGTACTGTACAAAATGGTATCCGCGTAGACAAAACGGGGTTTAAAAATGTGGCCTTCGACAACTGCGTCCGGATCGAACCACGGCTCGGCTTCGTGGCCCGCCGCCGCCACCCGTTGACCGAAACGCACTCGCCAGACGCCGGTTTCGTATTCGATGAATCCATCAATATCGCCGGCAATAATGTCGCCATTGCTCGCCGCCGTTGCCGATATTTGTCCGCCGCCGTCTGCAGGCGTTGCCCTGATCTGGAAAACGCCAACCTTGACCGGCGCCGCCGGTGTACGCCCGATCGCAAACTCAATCGGCTGGAAATTCATTGTAGTCAGTAACGATTGCAAGGTTATGTCGGCCGATGCCAGTGGCGCCCAGGCGGTCACAATGCAATCTCCGGTGCTGTAGTCTATCGTACCGGCATAAGTGCCCGCGCCGGTGACAGCATCAATATCGTAATAGAGCTGACCGTTACGATCCACGTACGTACGTGGACCCAACGCAAAGCGCACTGAACCTGCCACAATGGCTTCGGCATAGCCTGGTGTTAAATCCAGTTTGATAGTTGATAATGTTAACGTTTCATTAGCCGTTGACCCCGCCGACGCCGTCCTGTAGATAACGCTGAAAGCAGACGGGACTGAGGTCTGTACGCTGGCATCACTGTAGCCGGTAATAGTGTTATACAGGCCTTCGGCCATACTACCGACAACCGGCGTATGGCCACTCCTAAACCAATTAGCGGCTTTATAGGTGACGCTACTGGTCGGGTCAAAAGTCAATGTACCGGCTGTGTAGTCGATCGACGATGACCGCCCACCCCGCAAAACCCCGGCACCATCGTCGGCATCCTGCTGTTGAAGTGTACCGGATGACACCGGCACGGTGTACTGAGGATCGGCGGCCCAAGGCGCCGACCAGGTGATCTTCAATGATCCTGGAATGATATTGGTATCGCCCAGATCTAAGGTGATCATATTTCCGGACACATTAAATTCGCTTAGCGTTTTGCTGATTGCAGCGCCGTGATTGTAAGCAACGGTAAAGTCAGTCCCGCCCAAGGGTAATGCCGCCGGGCTAAATTCAAGCAGTCCGGTCGTTAAATTAAGCTGCCCGGTAGCATCTCCGGAAACTACACCGGCCGCATTAACCGATGCCGTCCGTGCATCGCCGTCATCCCAATCGATTGTCAACGTTGAGGCATCGAAACCGGCCTGGCCAAGAGGATGAGTCACTTTCACCTTCCCGGGCGTAATAGCCGAGCGATTAAAGAAATCGGCCGCTTGTCCCCAAGCAAAAATGATATCGCTATCCGCATCCGGCAGCGCCCCAGTGGTCAACGTGACTGAGCCGGTCACGTAATTAAGGCTACCCGAGCCGATACCGACTTCTTCAGCGATCAAACCGCCGTTGCTGTTGTCGTGTAATTCATACCAGGTATTTAAGGCACGATAACTGACTGACAATGCACCCGGTTTAGGGGCCGGGTTGAGGTTGATCGTCCACACGTAGCCCCGATTTGCAGCGGTGACGCGGATAGATGTCGTATCAGCTACGCGGATAGGGGCAGCAGCCGGGCGGAACGTGCAAGATAAAGCGGAACTCGGTGCCGGGTTTGCAGGGAATTTAAATTTAAGTTCTCCGGTGGCATAAATAACAGTGCCGTACGCAATACCGTTATACATCAATGATCCGGCAATATCAGTTAAGGTGCCTACAGCCACCATTACAATTCTGAGCGTACCCGGAGTAATAGGGCTACCGAGATAACGGGAAAATATCAAAACAGACGTACTACCGGAATTAGCCACATTAATGGTGACATCGGCACTACTGCTCTCAATTAAAGGGATAGCGTTACCTCCGGCGCCAATATCGATTAGCGGCAGTTCCGATTGCGAAGACGGCACCACTTGCGAATAGACCGAATCGGTCTTAATCGTTAACGACCCCGATGCCGCCGGTATCGCTAATGGCCTCGCGCTGTAATACCGAGCCGCATTAGCCACTACGGTCTTGTAAATCACCGCGGCCGGGGACGTGGGGTCCGCTTTACTGATTTGTGCGCCGACGAAGTCGGTAACCAGCACATCGGATATTTCAATTTCGAGGATGCGGCGCTGGAACGCCCCGGTGCCGTCGGAGAATGTTTGTACTGAATCGGTCATTTTTGTAATCTTAACCGCCTGCGATGTAGTGGCTGTCACCAAATCCAACACATCGCCGATGCCCGGCTTTGCCGCAGTCTCGCCCTGAAAAATCACAATGGCCCGGCTACCCTGGTATTGGGTAGCCCACAAAAAACCGCTATACAAAGGTCCTCGCGCACGATAATTCTCAACCCGGCTTTTGGCCGAAGGGCGGCGGTCGAAATAGTCGCCGGTGTTGAATAAATTGACGCCAATTTTACTGTCGCCCGGCAGTTTGCTGATAATGACGTGCGAGCCGAAATATCGATCGACGCTCGGCGTTTGCACGGCAGGGAATAGTTTGCGCATGTGGACAGCGCCGTAGACCCGATCCAGGGTAGAGATATCGTCGAAAATGTTATTGCTTTCGCCGTCGATAATCACCTGCCCTGTGATCGCGCCGCCGCCTTCCGGCGCGTCCGACATCGTGTCGGATTTTAATAACTTAATGTCGCCTGATAAGATTGCCATTCTTTAACCTTTTACTTAAATCTTTATGGACCGCTTACAACAACTTGAGCAAGCCGTTGTAGACCAACACAACACCCTGAAAAAACTCACGAGCGAAGTTCTATCGTTACGTGCGTTTGCCCTTGCTGTATTCGAACAACCGAACATTGACCTGGCCCGTCTGCGTGATGATTATGTAGGGCTTTGGGAACAGGCTGTGGCGCAGGTTCCGCCTGAGATGCAGGATAAACAGAACCTACAGCGTCTGCTGATTGAGCTAGAGCATGTGTTAAACCGTCCAGGTCGAGCACGCGCTCACGACGCAGACGATCAGTGCGAGTGACGAACCTGAAATTGCTATAAAAATCGTTTAGCGCGTGTATTTCCGCGAAAATGTCAGCCATTTTTAAACCTGCATGAGCTTAAGAGTTAAGGAATACCAGTCAGTGCCGGCAGGCGTCGAGTAGTCAATCACCGGCGTCGCTTCAATCGGTTGATCGCTTTCGAACACCACGCTGAATACGCGCGCATCGTTCAGCGTCAATGTCATCGTTTCGTCTGTAGCCAGTTTCGTCTGCAGCGCGGTGAGTGTAGTACGGTCGATCCAAGCGGCATCGGCTCCGCCTACCAAGGTGATCGGCCGCCCCGCCTGCTTGACGCCGGTTTCCAAAACCAAAGCCCCGGTTAACGTATAAGACTTGGTCCGCTGCACCGGGTTCCAGGCAAATTCATCCGACCAGATCAGGTCTTCGGGCAGCTCTATAGCGTCCAGCATCATACAGTCCGGGCTCCCGCATCTTTCAGCACTCTCAATAATGCCGTTGCATCCGATGGCTTAAACACGCCCTCTGATTTTGAGTTTTCCGGAGAGACAAACTGCACACGCATCGTGTTTCCGGATGCTGTCGATTGACTGGCTGAAGCAACAGGCTGAGCCGGTATAACCGGCATGGGTACACTAAACGTGTTAGCCCGCTGTTGCATGGCGGCACGGATATCGGCAAACGGTGTAACGCCGACGGACGGAGACTTTAACACCTCGCCCAAGGTTTTCCCGGCCGGCAGTGCTGCGATTTGCTTTGCGGAGGATGGTACGACTTGAGCGACACGCTTATCAATCATCTGTTTGATGCGATTTTTTATCACCTCCATATCGGCTTCAGCGCCGTTATGCTGAAACTCCTCGGTGGCCAGCCGTAACACATCAATCGCCTCATCCTTGAGCCAGGGCGCATGGGCACGCTTTAGCAAATCCTCAATTTGTGTGGTCATGGCCTTCCAGATAATGCTATCACTGCGCTGGGCCTGGCCCGATGCGACGGCCTGGATGTTGCCCGCACCAGCCGAGCCTAATCGGGCAGACGACTGGACGATATTGAATAACTGGCTATTGATCATGTCCCAATTAGGCTCATCAACCGGGCCACCCAATGCGCGGCGAATCACATCGCCGACCGGAACCCGGCCCGCGTTGACCAATGCCATAAAAGGAAGCCCCAACTTTTGTACCGCCTCCTTGCGGACAACGAATTCGCCGGGCTCCAAGAGCGCCTTAACCTTGTCGCCGCCACCGTAACCGGGCAGCAGTCCGGCCAACGGCTTATGGCCGTCTAATCGGCGCATGAAGTCACCGACCGTTCCGCCGGTAGCAAGACGCCACGGCTCGCCGGTCGGTAAGCCTGCCGGGCCGCCGGTCGCCTGTGCCGCAGGCGCATTGCCTGCGTCGGTGGCTTGTGCTGCCGGCTCCTTGCCATTTGCCTCAACCGTACGGATCGTGATGACTTTTTCCGCCGGTGCAGTCAGCGCGGCAATGGCGGATTGAGCGGCCGTTAAACTGGCACTGTCGATGCCGATCTTTAACGCATAATCCTTGTTCAGCGATTCGGTAATACCTGCGATTGTTTTTTGCGTCGCCTCCAACATATCGGCAGTTTCAGCCCATGCCTGCTTAGCGCGCTCAGCACTTTGTGTATGGGCGTTGGCCGTATCGACCAAGGTTTTCTGTTCGATCTTGAATAGCTTGTCGATACGTCCGCGGACTTCTGACTGTGCATCTCCGGAGTCCTTGACTGCGCTGGTGATGTTATCGTGCAAGCCTTTTGCCTCTATCAACCATCCCTTGATTTTTTCTTGATCGGCCTGATCCCCCTTGCGCTGTTCAGCCTCAATTTTTCGCGTGAGTTCATTAAAACGAGACTCCTCAGCATCCAGCTTTTCACGCTCGGTCATGCCCATCAACTTGACTTCAAACAAGGCTTGTTCGTGACTTTGGTTCAAGGCTTGCAATTGCTGCTTGGCTTGTTGTGCCGCCTGGTATTCCGTCGCGTAGACTTGGGACAAGCGGCCGACTTCGCCCTGGTAATAGTCGGCCAGACCGGTATAAACCGCCAACTTGTCTTGTCTTTTTTGGTTTTCTATTTCTGCAGTACGGGCAGCATTTTTAGCGGCGCCGGCCAGTTCCGCTTGATACTCTTGATCGATCAATGCCAGTTTGGCCACGCTGGCCTGTTGCTGTAATTGCAACTCAAGATCGGACGCCTCCAGCTTGGCGGCCACACGCAACGTGTCTTTTTGCGCTTCGCTGCGATTCATCGCGTCGATCGCAGCCAGGCGTTCAGCCAGCCCTTGCGCAATCGCTGCAGTTTGCGCCTTGGTGTCGGCGTCGATACTGGCGGTCAGCGCCTTGACTGCGTCCTGCACGGTTTTGAATGCTTCTTTTTGTTTGATCGCTTCGGTTTCTATAGCTTGGGTTTTAGCCTGTTCGGAAGCTGATACTTTTTGTGCGCTCTCCGCATAGACGGAATCGGCCTCGCCGATGCGCGCCCGAACGCCATCGAAATGTACGTCTATCTTCCCAAGTTCATCCCTGAATGCTTTCCAGCTCTCTAACGACAGCGGGCGAGTCATAAAATCGGCAAACGCAACAAACTTGGCGGTCATTTGCGCGACATTAGCTCCGACGTATTGAACCCACTCAAACTGCAACGCCCATTTACCAACGGTCTGACCGATCTCCCAGGCGACTAATGCGCCGACCGCTTTGTTAATCAAAGTAATAGCTTTTGCAAAGATACTCATCTGTCCGGCCGCCGCGCCTGCCGCGGTACCCGCTGCCGCTTGCTCAACAGCCAGAGCCCTGGCTGCTGCCCTTGCTGCAATCATCTCCTGAGTATATATCACCAGAGATTTAAGCTTACTGCCTGCAAACATTGCCAGCGCCACTTCACCGGCTTTGATAGAGACTTCAATAAACTGCTCAAGATGGTCGGCGATAAAGCCGATACCGTTGGCAATTTGTTCAGCGGCTGCAGAGGCTGACTTCGATTGACCGACAAAAACTAACAACCGGTTTTCCAGCTTCGTCCAGGATGCAGCCACTGTGCTCGGCATACTGTCGGCAGCCGCCTTGATCTCATCGAAACCGGACACAATGGCGTTAACCAGCTCGACATTGCCGACTTTACCGTCGGCCATCGCCTGTTTTAATGAGCCAATTCCGTCGTAGCCTAAATTCTTGGCCGCAACGTTGACCAGCATCAGGTTGGTGTCTGCCAATTGGCCGAAGTCCTCCCACTCTACAGCGTCTGTCGATATCGATTGGGTAAGCTGGGTGATGGTCGAGGCAACTTCAGCCGCGCCGGATTGTTGCGCCTTGAACGACAGGTTAACGGTTTCGGCCAACTTAGCCGCGATCTCCTGGCCGTTATTCAGGTTTTTTAGAGCCTGAGCGCCTCTGGCATACAGTTGCACAGTACCATCAAGCGCCACGCTGGTGCGCTGGGCAATATCAAACAGTTGCTGTTGTTTTCCGGCTAAATCGCCGGTCGGGCCGATGGCCTGCTTAATGCGACCGGTTAAACCGGCATATTTGTCTGACAAGCCGGTCAAGCTTTCAGCCCCTTGTTTAAGGGCGGCAATACTAAACAGGCCGATTGCCATCTGCTTGACGTGATTGATTTCCTGACCGACTCCACGGACACGGTCGCGCGCAACATCCAGGCCGCGGCTCGCCTCATCCTGGAGGCGTAGAATAATACGTGCAATTAAATCTCTAGTGGATGCCATGTTTATTTTCAAATATGTGTAGGATAGGCAACAGCGCGCCCTACTTACGATCCCACGTCAACGCGGTGATGAAAAACTGCCAACCGTAGTCAAAAACCCCGGCGTGGCCTCGCTCGATCAGGGTGATACAAGCTTTGTCGAGCGCTTCTATTACGTTTCTTGAGGGACTGGAGCCGCCACCAGTCCCAGCAGGTCTAAAAAACCGGCATTGACCTCCAGCAATGCCTCTTTTACCTCGATTAATTCGCTACCGGTTAAATCGTCCAGCGATTCACCCGGCGGCATTTGTACACAATCGTCTAACAGCTCAAGCACTTCATTGAAGCGTTTAGTAAACAGATCGATAATATCAACCTGCGCCAGCTTCTCGACTTGCTCCATCATATTGCGGGCAGTTCTGACGTGCAGCTCCTTAACGATTACCGACCGATTGTCATCCAATGGAATTAGCTTTTGCCTGCGCATTAGCTATACACCACATCCATCTCGACTTCATAAGCCGCCGTGCCTCCTACCGGCACATTGGCGATACCGGCCAGATCCAGTTTAGCGAAATCATCGGCAAGAAAATCAACGCCCGACGTGGGCGATAACACCGCCTCGAACACATTGACCACTGCTTTGGATTGGTCGGCCTGGTTGACGCCGTCAAACAAAATCCTGGCGATAATGCTGGAGTTAGTACCGCCTGCGACTTTGCTGCTGGTCATGCTGCCGTAGCTGTAGTCGAGTTTTAGCGATTGCGCGTCAGTAATGGTGCCGCCGATAATCTTGATTAATCCCAGATCAGGGTCGGTGATTTCATAATCGGTATCTAACGCGTAAGTCGGCGTACTGATCGAATGAGTCAACACCACATTACTGATTTTGCGTTTGGCTGTTTTAATGATGAGGCCTTGATAGGCGATAACGACCTCATCGGTGACGGTACCGCCGGTCACTGATACATTAGAGGTATCACCCAGGAACACCAAGGCCAGATTGTCTTTATCCAAATCGTCCAGTGAAATATTGACCTCACCAGGTTTTTTGATGAACACCGTATTGAGCGCGGAACCATAATTGCCCCGGTCTTTTGATACCCGCTCCTTTTTTTCGGTATTTTCTTTGATTTCAAACTTAGTGGCATTACCGATGTATTTAAAACCTCTGTAAACGCCACCGACTTTGCGATCGATATAAATGCGGCCTGAGCCTAAAAAACCTGACATAACGTACTCCTAAATGACGTTCGTATTAAATAACGCCCAGCTCTTTCAGAGACTTGGCTTGTTGTTCCGTGATTTCGATTTCGACGCCCGTCTTAACGGCCGCTTCGTCATAGTCGACACTTGCGTGGGTGTGCGGCTTTTTCAGTTTGACTTTGACGCGTTTGAGTTTATTAACTTCACTTTCCGGTTCGATATCCATGTTCATCTCCTGATGATTGATAACTGCATTTCTTTTTCGTGGAAGGGATGCCGGGTGCCGAGGTCGTAAAAAATCGCAACTTCGTCTGCGGCAACGGTAAATTCGGTATCCAGCTTTAACGGTACTAAGGCGCTCATAATCAATTCTTCCAGCTCGTCCAAGCGACTGAGGCCGTCAAAGACATCGTCCGTAATGCCTTGCTCATGCACTCCGACTACCACGCTGGCGGCAATATGGCCGGACGCATTGAATTTGCGCTTGGCCTTGGTCGGTACGTAACAAACAAACGGAAAATCATTAGCGTTGGGAGCGCTCTTGTAGCCGATCAAATGTTTGGCCGGTTTGCCGTAGCGGACCTGCCAATACGCATTAAGCGCCGCATGGGTACTCAGGCGTTGACGTAAGGCTAATAACGCTCCCAGGCTCATGGATTAAACCGGCTGGTTGAAATTGAACGTGAGCGCGGGGATATTGACCGTGTTGCCCGAGGTGATGACCTGGTTACTGGTTTCATCGGTAACGGCAAGCACTAAGTTGTTAGTGTCATCGAGAAGCGCAAAATGCAAATCGTCTCCTGACGTACTTGACGCCGACGCCGTGGGCGATTTAGTCGCCGAGGTAATCTTCCGGCCGTTGCCGCCCTGGTTAGCCAAGGTAAAATCGGCTGACGTTGTGGCTGCGGCAGCAACAATATTGCCTGTCACCGTCGCGTAGGAATTACCGACAGCGAATGCTTTTACCAGGGCCACGCGCTGAGCCGATGTTTTAATCAGCAACGGTCCGCCGTCCAGTACATTAGGGTGTAAATATTTAGCCATATAAACCTCAGAAATTAATTTTATGAAACACTACCGGTATCGGCAGTGGGTGTCGTTGTTGCTTCAATCGCCGAAAGCGCGTGATTTTGCGAAATCGAAGACGTCTCGGCAGCAGGCGTCATCGCGGCACTCAGGACATCAGGATCGGTAGACAGATTTTTGTTATTTGAAAAATAAGCCGCGTTTAACGTGGCGGACGCAGAACCGACGGTTAAGGCGGCCCCGTTCAAATCGATCGCGGCGGATAATGTGCCACTATCACTGGTTGTCATGGTGTGCTGGTAGTGCCACTCGGTTGCCGTGGCTCCGGCTTGCCGTGTCAATGAGTAAGTGGTCGTGTTAATGGTTATAGATAATTTAGGCGGGCCTCCCGCCACTGCTACAGGTTCGATTAGCTGCACAGTAAAGGCCAACACATCGCCGACTAAGTAGCCATCGGGCATCGGACCATGAATGACGCAAGGGACTATAACGGTAACTGGGGCGACAGCCTCCGCCGCATTGCAAACCCGTATAATCGTTTGATAGCCTCCCGCGCTCCGCAAGTTGGGCAAAGCGAATGTGGTTACGCCATCGCCGCCGTGGCTATTGCCCAGCACCGTAAACAGCCCAGGATACTGGCTGACACTGAGCAGCTGCCCGTTGCATACGGCAAAACCATTCGGCACCGTCATGCCCGGCCAGCGGGATACAGCCCCGATCACATTGGTCGCCAAGGCTTGTTCGTTTCCCTGGTCGTCTTGGGTATACAGAGTTTTGTCCGATTTTGAATAGATCGAAACTTTACCCGTGGACGGCGGATTAGGGGCTGTCCCGCTCAGTAATATGATTTGTCCTGTCATTTATAAAACTCCCAAATAACCGTTGACCGTCAAAGTCGCGCTCACATCGAGCGTATCCATCACGATGTACGAGGTGCCTGCGGCAATCGTGGTATCGACGGCGATAATGTTAGAGGTATTGCCCATCGACGTGTTGCGCTGTTCCAATGCCGCGATGTCCACGGCAATGGCCTCGGCTAAATCAATCAGCCTCTGTTGTAAGCTCATGACTTACGCCTTGGCTGCGCTATAGTCGGCGACAAAATCATGATCGAGGTCGCCCAGCGCAGTAATTAACGCCGCCAGATCGGCAGCGCTCGCAGCGCCGATGTTATCCCGCGCTTGAGTTTGCTGCGGCCCCGTAAAGGTCTGCACCGCATCGACCCGGACCCGGTTGCCTAGAGAGTCCGCAATCGTGGCCGCAAAGTTAGGATCGTTCGCCAATGCGGCCGCAAGTTCATTCAGCGTGTCCAACGTCGCAGGAGACGAATCAACCAGCCCGGCAATCGCCGCAGCAATCAGGCTGGCGATCTTGTTTGCAGAGTAGGTCTTGTCGGTCACGCTCGATGCGGCCAGATCGTCAATCAATCCAGTCAAATCAAGGTTATCCAGCGCCGCATCGATCTCATTGATGGCAGCGACCAGGTTACTTTTCGCCGTGGTGGTTAATGCGCTGGTGTCGCCGATTTTGCCGGCATTGGCAGCACCCGCGGCCAATACTTCGTTGACAGCGGCAACCAAGCTGGTTTTAGTGGTGGTATTCAAGCCGGACAACACGCCAATAGCGGTGGTCAATGCTTTAACATCGGTGCCCAAGGCCTGCGCCAGAGCGGTTAAACGTGTTTCCAAACTCATGGTTATTTCCTACTTACTTAGGTTGTAAATCGTGACTAAATCCACATCAAAACTAACTTCACCACCAGGCGGACCGGATAATGACGCCAGCCAAGCCGCCTCATCGCCGACAAATCCATTTAATACCGCCACCTGATAGGCGCTTAGCCCCGGCATGCCAAACTCAGACAACACCGCGACCGTCACACTGCCGCCGCCCCCGATCACCTCAATCGATGAGGCCGCCGCCAGACTCAGCCGGTGTAAGGCCATCACATGGCCGCCTGACACCTCCGCCCCGACATCCGGCAGTGCGGTTAAAGCATGCGTCGTCGATACAACGCCCTGGCCGACAATGGCAATGTCCGACCCCGGCAACGCGGTAAACGCATGCTTCATTCGGTTACCGAGTCCTCAATCAGCATCGTCAAGGTCTGCGTATACCGGTGTACACCCGCGACAGTTTCCTTAATGTCCCAGACCAGCGTACCGACCGGCCATTTCGCCGTTCCGGCCGGGACCGATAGCTCATAATCGCCTGCGTCTTCGTCAATGACTGTAATTGTCAAGTCAGCAATCAGTTTGTCCTTATCGCGTACCTGGCTTTTCAACGTTACGCCGGTGAGCGGCGCCGGGTTGCCGGCATCGTCCAGATACTGACCGTGCAACACCAAGGTTGTGCCGCGTTTGAACTTGATCCCGTTCATGCACTAACCGCGCCCAATCCTGACATTGCCGAAGCCGGAACCCGCCTTGATTGTTAGCCCCAGAGATTCACGGGTAATGCCTTTGGCGATAGCTTCCGCAATGATGCGATATTGCCTGGCTTTATCGATCAGCGGCGAGTTGTCGGTAATCGCACCTTCAACCGATGCCAACTGTATGGCCCAGGTTGCGGCCAGCTTGGTCAGCGCGGCATTGGGCAAGGCCACGCCGACCGGATCGATACCCCGCGCCCATAATTCGCTGTCGACGTAGACGTCGGCGGCATCCAGGTGCGTCTCGGTTACCGTGATTGACGGATCGGTACAATCGGTTAATTGCGCATATTTAGCCATGTTGATTAGCCATCGTATGAGCCAAGACCGACATCGCGGCCGCTTGCATGTTGTCCACTCGGTTGTCCCTATCAGCAAAAAAGAAAGGGTGCGCTTTACTCCCTGGGTGGTTAATGACTCGGGCAAAACCGAAACCGGCACCGCCTCCGACAGGAAAGCGCAAGGCTTTGCGGTCCTTCGGTCTGATGACATGCGGCTGGGTGCCATCCTCAACATACATGGCGTAATCGGCATTGACATAAACCGTGGCCGAGCCGTTGCCGTTAGGATGCCAACCGATAGATTGTTCAAGCTGCCCGTTACGCGTCGTAAAGGCATGCCCGGCATGAATCCAGTCCAGCGTGTCGTCGGTGTAGCGCTCGGCGGCCGCGTTAACAATCCGCTGCGCCAGTTGCGGATCGCTAAATGCCGCCAGCACCGACGGCACATTGCCCAGGTCGAGACGAATGTCCATTAGCTTTTCTGGCCGTCAGCTGTGTCCGATGCAGCCGCAGACGTTGATGCATCAGGGCTATCAGCCGTTTTCTCATTCCTTTTACCTTTTTTGACGGACTTGGCGTTGTCGCTGTCTTCAGTACCGGTTTTTTGTTGGGCTGCGGCTTCCCGCCGCGCCCGATTAAATGCTGTCAATCCCATACGTCACCTATGCAAGTTTGTGTTTGAACTGCACGATGCGGATTTTCTTGTTCTCGTACACGCGCTCCCAATTGGTGCCGGTCGCCAGTTCGGTACGGCTTGGAAAGTCGCCGGCCGACGTTCCCTTCCATTTAATACCGCGCGGATGCAGGATAAAGCGCCGACGGTACGTAGCCACGGTGTCGCCGGCCAAAATATCGCGGTCGGTCTCAATGTCGCTTTCGCCAATGGTGTCCTGTTTAAAACCAACAGCGCCAGGACCAAAAATATACGAGGTATAAGTGCCTGACGAGACCGGCAGGCCGTCATCCACGATGACGACTTTGTCTTGATAACGGCCAATCCGTTGACTCTTGTCAGCCGTGGTTTCGTAGACAATCATTTGTTGTTTGGCCAAGTACGTCTCGGTGGCCGAATGCATAGCCACCGCCGACACGCCGTCTTTGGCATCGCCCAGCAATTGGCAAGCATCCAGAAACGTATTTTGATTGATTGCGCGAACCGCTTCCGAAGCACCGCCGGAAATATCCGAGACGTTGCCGGCCATCGACGCGGCAGCGAATGCGCCGGCTAACATATTAATTAGCTCTTTTTGCGATTGGCGCATTTGATAGCTGTCGATCAACTCCATGATCGCCCTGAGCGGATCGGCGCCGGATAACACCTTGGCCAGATCGTTGACACTAAAGGCACGACCGCGACCAATCACCGCCGCGACATCTTTCGCGGCGCCAATGTTGCCGACAGTCAACGCATCAGTGCCGCTTAGATTCTCTTCATCGCCGGTCAAGTCGTCAAAAAA